TTCCTCTACCTTGTGATGCCTTTAAACATTTTACATGTTTATAATAAAAATAATTACCAATTTTACTAAAACATTTTGCTAAAGTTAGCCAATGCCACATCATTTTGTTAAACCTTTTTGCTTTTCATATGTCCTCAAGCCGCCCAATCCAAGCATTCCCATTAAAACAGTCATTAAACTTCCCATATCAAAAGCAGGGAGTTCTGGTAATGTAAAGCCAAATAAAACCGACAAAAACATTATTAATGGCTGTAGTACAAAATGCCATGCTAAAGCTATTCCACAAGTCCACCCAACAAAAGGTCTCCAACCTGCAACAAAGATGGATTTATGACTAGCTTCTGCTTTATTTATTTCTAATTGCCCTTTAGCTAGTTCCTGTGCATGATTTTCTGCCATAGTTGCCACCTCATGTGCCAACTTGTTCTTCATGTCTTTGTCTTCTATAAACTTACCAAGAAGATTACTTACTGGTCCTATTAACGCTGTTAACATTATTATCTCCCTTATGTTCGTGACCCATCCATATACCAAATACACCAGTCATTACACCCATAACTACAGATACAAATGCAGATTGACTAGCGGTTGGTGCATCTAAATCCATAAACCATTCAGCACATCTCCAAGACATTATGGTACTGGCAAGCATCATAAATCTTGGTAATATCTTCCATTTTAAAAAAGTTTCCACACTCATTGTTTTAACACCTCATTTAAACCAAAGCCTTCTAACAGCACTAAAGTAAAAAATAACAACAAAATACCTCCTGCTATTAGTTTTCCACTAAAATTAGTAGAACCAATCTTTATTGCAACAAACTCATTTCCTAAGATTCTAAGAGATAATTCAAAACTATTTTGACCAATGTCTAAATTTATTAATTTCTTTTTTTCTTCTGTCATTAGTACACCTTCACTTTCTCTGTATCTACAAAAGGCATTAGCTTACAAATACACTCATACACTTGTGGCTTATCGTCTTTCATATAAGATTGATTGCTTAATTTATCTTTATACTGCAAGCATATATTAACATTTTCAAAATATATACCACCAGTAGCTATCCCATTTAATGTGCAAGCAAGCATAAAGGCTGTCATTTGGCTATACTCCTCAAACTTTCCATAACTTTGTCTATTGAAGGTTCATCTCCGTTAGGATTAAAAACACATTTATATTGTTTTGGACAGCCTATCCTAATATCTGTAAATTCTAATTCATAGGTTTTGTTTGCACCTTGATAAATGCAAGCCATTTTATCTTTAAATACTTTTTGTTTCTTCAGTCTGCATGTAGTCATTTTAGGTAAAGAAATAGTACCATTTCTTATTTTTTGATCTCTTGTGTAATCTTTCGCAAATACTTTTACACCTACAACCAACATTGCTGTCACTAAACCAATTATGATAAACCCATATCCAACCCATTTAACAACCTCTAATATTTCTTCTCTTTCTTTTCTTGCTTTTGCTTTTGCTTGTTTATGAGCTTCTTTAGCTTGGTTTATTCTTTCAGCTCTTTCAGCTATTATTGAATCCCATGCAGTAGGTCCAAACCTAAGATTAATTAATTGTTTTAATTCGTTTCTTCGTTCTTCTAAAAGTCTACGATTAATAAAGTCTTCTGCACTTGATTCTACAGAGCCAAATTGTTCTTTTAATGAAAGCCCTCTTCCTTGACCCTTGTTCATCTGTTCTTCGCCAAGAAAAAACCCATCAATTTGTTTAGCTATATCTTTTATATCATTAACTGTACCGATATTACTTTTTATAAAGTCTACGCTTTTCTGTACTAATGCAATACCAGTAAGAATTTCTGCAACAACCATTTAAAAAACGCCTTCAAATCTTTGCGGTCTAGCTATCTTTGAGAACTTTGTTATTATTTTTGGTTTGTTTTTTGGCTTTGCTTGTTTTCTTTGGTTTATTTTCTTTTGTACTTTGTTCCGTTTTTGGCTCGACATCTGCTATAACCTCTAATACTTCCAAAGGATTTTGTTTTATTACTGCTTTTAGAACAACTTCTGGTGAAGTTACTACACCTTGTTCAGCAAGTCTTGTTTGTCTTTTCTTTTCTTTTTCTTGTGCAATCATTCCTGCACGAACTGAACTAACCACTTCTTCCTCCTTTCATAGCATTCATAGCTGCTATATCTCGTTGAGTTTGTATTCTATCTTGAGCAATTTCTTCTTGTTGCTGAAGACGTTTGTTGTCAATTAACGTATCATTTGACTCTTTTTGCATATCCATCTCTGCTTTTTTCTGAAATTGTTCGGCTTTTTGTTGTATTTCAGAACCACGAAGAGCCAGTTCTTGTTTTCTTAAACTAACAAGAGGATCTTCTTGAGGTGGAGGTGTCAGTGCTTGTGCATATTGTTCTTGCACTTCGGCTGCAATTTCGGCTGCCCTTGATGCAATTTGATCTGTTATTTGCTTCTGCATATTAGGATCTTGTTGCATCATCATCTGTTGTTCTGGTGGTATTGATGCCATAACTTCCTGTTGTGCAGTTATTTCAGACATCATAGCTATATGCTCAGATATGTGACCTTGTAATGTCATAAGTATTGAAGCATTTGATTGTGCTACAGGAGTAGAAATCATAGCTAAATGAGCTGATATATGTGCTTGATGGTTTTGTTCTGGGAATGCAGTTAACACACCCAACCTCAATGCCTCTTGATTTTCTTTTGCTGGGTTCATGGGCATTGGTTGTGGGGGAGGTTGCAATACTTGGTCTATATTTGTAACTCCTAACGCCTCGTACATTTTGCGATAGGCTTGATACATACCATTCTGCCCATGAATTTCTGGATTGCTTTGTGCTAATTGTAATTGTGTTTGAGCTAAAGCAATACGTTGTGACATTGAAAATATATTAGGATCAGAAACAGGTAATATATCTATTCTGTCATCAAAATCATTTTGTTTTATTTCTGGTGGCGCTCCTGGTACTTGATATGGATACATTGGAACACCCATAGAAAATACACGAGCTAACAATTTAAATTCTATCTTTTGTGAGTAATGAAGACGTTTATGAATAGCTGACATAACCTTCGTGCCACGCTCCATAATAGCCATAGTTGTGCCAACAGGAGCGTTGCCTTGCATCTCGCCAACTTTCATGTCAGCCATAGATGCAAAACGTCTGCCAGAATCTATTAATGTTCCCATAAGAGAATATAATGTTTGTGATGGCTCTTTAAATGGCAATGGCATGATGGCTGATCTTAAATCACCACCAACCATATCTACATCTCTAAACTCACCAGGATTAAGAGGTGTCTCATCATCCCTTATTCTAGCTCCTCTGGCTTTAAAACCTGCTGGTAAGTTAGATAGTGTACCAGCATCTATTAGTTGCCTTAGAATGGACGTAGAAGCTCTGGAAAGACCACCTATAGTATGTGTGAGACCAAAACCATAAAACCCAAGACCAGGTAGAAACTTATAATGCACAAAATAAGGCACTTTCCTACGGAGCGGATCACTTTCATTGAAATTCCGTTTGATTGATAAGACATCCCCAGTGTCCTCCATGATTGTGACGATATAGGGCATCTTCAGTCCTGTCGGCTCACCATCAGCTCCAATATCTTCAAATCCTTCAATATCTAAATCTGTGTGAACTTCATAAACCATCATCTCTTCATTCTGCGAAGAGCTACTTGTAATACCTTCTATCTCGTTAATTGTATCCTTCACTTCGTTCATAGTGTCTGAATCAGCGCCAGAACTAGGAAGGTCTATATCTCTGTAAAATCCTGATAATTGTAATTTTTTAATTTCGTTTTTATCCATACGAATGCAGTGAGTTATTCTTGTCGCAGTTGCTAGGTCTGTTGCACTGTAAGGAACGATTAAGTCCTCAGAATGCACAAACTTACTGACGGCTCTTTGCATTGTTGGATCAAAGTAAACTTTTTTAAATGCTGAACCTACAATTGGAAGATAAAATAACATTTGATCTAATTCAGGATCATATTCTTCCATCTCATAAGTTATTTGGTAATTCATATAATTTTTAACACGCTCTGCTTGAGCTGTTACTTCTGGAGTTTCTGCTCCAATGATTGAAGTCTTAACTGGTCCTCCAGCGGGTAGCATTTCACGATATGCCTGTGCCTGAAACTGTGTAACGGATTCAGCTAGTAGTGGATGTACTATTCCAGATGCTCCCTCGAAAGGCTCGGATCTATCTTCGTAACTCATACCAAGAAGTTCTAGTCCGCCTTTATATTGTTCTTCCCAATCGCTTCTTGAATTAGTGTCATCTTCTATGTTGCGTATAATTTCATTAGATATTTCTGACAAAACATCTTCATCAATATGTTCGGCTAGGTTTGCATCGAAAGGAATGGCAATAGGAGCTTCTGCTTCCATCTCCATTTCACCAACAATAGCCGATCCATCATCTAATTCTGTAACACCTTCTACCAAAGCCTCTGGTGGTAGTTTGACTAAATTAGCTTCTAATTCTGGAGCTACCGCATCTGCGATACCATTTATATTTTCGATTGCCATTTCAAATCCTATCTAATAGAAAATCCGCCACCTTTGATTGCTGCACCCATACCACGACAGCCCATTTTGCCACCTTTTGCGACACCACCATACTTCATCTTTTGAACTTTACCACCATATTCCATCATTTTAAAATCTTTGCCAGATATTACACCATCTTTATTTTTATCTAGTTTCTTTTGATTACCTATGAGTTTTTTATTTTTTTCATTTGTTTTAGCAACATTTTTACTAAAATCTTCATTCAAAATTTCTGTTTTATCTGCTTTTAAATTTTTACTCATATTACTCTCCTGTCTTTGGATTAATTATAATTGATCTAGTCATGTTTATAACTTCGCCACCGTTTTTTGCTTTAAATATTGTTGCCTTGTTTATACCCATTGTCGTTGGTTTAGTGATAGATGCGTTTTTTATATCTAAGTTAGTAGGTCTTTTCATTTTAATCTTACGAGGTTTTTTAGCTATTTTTTTTAACTTAGCCAAATCCTTACTTTCTTGATTCGCTATATTAGTAGCCATCTTTAAACCAGCTAATGGATTTTTGCTTTTACTCACATTACCACCTAATCTTAACAATTTAAGTTGAACATTCTTGCCAGGATTTATCTCCTTTACTTTTGGCTCTATCTTTTTTGTTTTAGGAGTAATGCCAGTTCCAAAGTTCTTACCAGGCACAGCTTGACCACGCCTTGCTAATTCTTGGTAAGTTCTGATTCTGTCGGCTTCGTCTGACACTATCTAATCCCCTTAAAGCTACCACCACGACCTTTGATGACACCACCCATATTCATTTTCTTTACAGCACCACCAAATCTTTTACCCATCTTCTGACCTAAATATATATCAACAATAGCTTTTGCATCACTTAATGTATTAGCACCATCATCAGGACCAATTCGACCTGGAGCATATATTAAATAATTTGCACCGCCTTCGCCTTTATTATTATATATCTTGTGACCACCATATTCTATAGTTCCAGGCTCTCCTGCTATTCTTTTACCTTTGAGCTTTGCCACTATCTAACTCCTTTGAACTTTCCACCTCTGCCTGGTACTACACCACCCATGTTCATCTTCATAGGCTTGACTTTACCACCGTCCATCATACCAACGGGCATAGACTTGGTTGTGTCCATAACTTCGCCACCCATTTCCATTCCAGATATTTCTCTTATGGCTTTTTCCATGCCTTTTTTGTTTGTCACATCAATAGGTTTTTTTGATAATTTTTTCTTTATGGTTACATTCTTTTTAGCCATTAGATCTTTAAGACCTTTTTTTAAATTACTTTGTAAATCTCCAGCCATTAGTAATACTCCATTTTTCTTCTATATCCTGGTTCAAATTCTTCATCGTCAGGTGTGGATATAAAACCACCTTGTCTGAATCTTAGTATAGCCTGTGTCATCGAATCTGCCAAGTCATCATGGTCTCCATGTGGAAAACTCGCACATTCTTCAACGACTTCCTCCGCAAAATTAGCGTCTGGTCTCCATACCATACCACTTTCAAATACTGGTGCGCAAGCATTCATCCTTGCAAACTTATCAGCACCTTTGCTCGGTGTAAAGGGTGTAACAGGAATGCCCATACGTCTAAGCTCCTGTGTTAAAGGCGTACCACTAGCTTTTTGCTCTATCAATATCATATCAGGGTCGTAAGACTCATTTAGTTCATAAGCCTTTTGCTTCAGTTCTGGGAAATCCCATCTGCCCTTCTCTGCATCAAGTAAAATAATTGCATCACCCTCACCTTCTACTGGTGTAAATATCCCCCAAGTAGTAATAGCACTAAAGTCAGCACGATCATTTTTACTGAAAGCGGTATCGTATGATTGTATGATATACGAACATGGAGGTGGTTCAGAATTATCCCAAACATTCCACCATTCCCTTTTTATTATAGCTCCTTCTTCTGCCGTTGGGTTTTGCATATACTGTGCATTCCACTTGGCTACTGGAATTGACGCTTTTACTCCGTCTAATTCCTCTCTGCTCCAATATTCGGGCCAAAGTACATTGTTTGTATCTGGAAATATTGCAGGAAACTCCACGACTTCCCATTTGTCTGCTCCTCCTTCAGCTTGCTTAGAGATAACTCTAGCTGTTAGGTCTTTAATACCCCATCTGGTCATAACAATAATGATCGAACCACCTGGTTGCAATCTTTGTCTAGGACCTGACGTATACCATTCGTAAATACTGTCCAACGCTGTTGGACTCAAAGCATCTTGCTCTGATACTGGATCATCAATGATACATAAGTCAGCACCACGACCAGCTAACGCACCCCCAACTCCAACAGCGTAATATTCTCCGCCACCATTTGTTGACCATCTACCAGATGCCTTCGCATCACTAGCTAATTTTATATCAGGAAATATATCCCTGAAGTCATCGCTATCAATAAGGTTTTTGACCTTACGACCAAAACCTACCGCAAGTTCTGCCGTGTGCGTTGCTTGTATTATCTTTAGATCAGGTCGTCTGCCCATAAGCCACGCTGGAAACAAGTAACTCGCAAACTCTGATTTCGTATGTCTTGGTGGCATGTTTACAATTAAACGCTTGATTTTACCATCAGCTACCTTTTGCAACTTGTCTGCATATATTTTGTGATGCTTGCCCTCAATGAAGCTGGGCCAAATCTTCTTTACAAACTTTAAATAATTATCTTGACTTGTTTTTTGTTCTTCTAAAACTTTAAGACGATCAAGAAGAGGCGTAATCTTAGAAATTTCATCATCACTAAGATACTCTGCAAATTGTGATGCTGTTAACGCCTGTTCCATTATGCTGTCGCTAAGAGATTATCCAATGCTTGCATAACTCGACCACCTTCTGCATATCCAGCAACCCCACCTTTTTTCATAGATTTAGGAGCAGCAACACCTGTTAACATCTCGATTAATTTATTTATATCGCCTGTATTAAAAGTAGATGGTACAAAATCTGAGACATTACTTGTAAATGGTGAATCAACAACAACAGATTTAGGAGTTGGAAGTGTTATAGGATCTCCTCCGCCTATTACGTTTGGTAACTTTTCTTCTTCCTTCTCTTCCTCTTCTGCTTTTGCAATAGGTCTAAGTATTAATGGATTTTCATTATTGTCATCACTGCCCATAGGAGCATTCGGATCCATGCCAGAAACCAACCTACCACTTGCATCTCTTATACCAATAACACGACCACTATTATTTCTAACTAATTGTTTTTCTGGTATTGATTTTGAAGTTTGATTAAAATCACCAAAATCATAATTAGGTTGAACATTAGACATGTAATCTTTCATAGTCTGTGTTCTTAAATCTGGTGCGTTAAATCCAAAAAATGTTTCACCTAATCCCATAGGTCTGCCTAATGCTATTTCGTTAGCCATGTTTTCTCTGGTTTTTCTCTCTATTGCGTCTAATATGCCTCCTGCTGTGCCAGTAAAACCTTTGTCTTCAAAGAATGTAGGATCTGAACCCCTTCCAGCTTTTGTTTGACCAACATCTTCTCCATACAATCTCTCAATGTCTGCCATACGATTAGCATTAAAGTCTCTGCCTACTTTTTCTTCAAAATCTTCTGGTGCAATTGATCTTGTTACGTTTTGACCTCTGCCCATAGCTGTTGAGGTTAAATTTTGTAAATTAGGCGCAGTGCCAACACCCATAGCTTGTCCTGCGGCTAACCTATCTGCTTCATTTCTATCAACAAGATTGAGTGCAGTGTCAAAATCATCGCCTACAAAGTTTCTTGTATCTGTCGTATCAATATCAAATACCGTATCAGTAGGTCCAACTCGACCTGCCATAGTTTCTAATGCAGTGTCAGGAACTCTACTACCCATATCAGCTTTAATTTCATCTATAGTTCTATTGTTTCTAGATATTCTATCAGCGGTGTTCTGCGGACTTATGTTTTGCGTAACAGTCGCTTTGTTTGGGTCTTCTTTGCTTATGTTACTTGACATTATATTTTCTAATGAAATGTCTGGTATAGTAGATATATCTATACCTAAACCTCTTTGGTTCTGTACTCTATCAGCTAAAGTTTGATTATTTACATTCGCTAATTGATTCTGAATTTCATTGGCTCTTTGTGTGTTTGCTATAGATCTTTCTAAAGCATTTAATTCTGCATCTGTAGAACCAATTACACCAGTATCAGTTTTTGCGCCTCTGTTTCCTCCGAATGCTGTATTTAAATCAAGACCGTCTAAAACATTATTGCTAAATGTAGAATTTAACGAACTAGGTCTAAAAGACGCTTGAACAATATCTGCTGGATTCACGTTTTTAGTAGAAGCTGTCAATATGTCTTTATTGTCAAATATGCTAGCTAATTGTGTGCCAGTATCAGCAGGTCTTTCATCTTGAAGAACATCTAAGTTAGCCATAATAGAACTGTCATATTCTTTCTGACCAGCATTTGTTAAACTACCATCTTTGTTTATAAATCCCAAAGCATCAGATGCTGTGCCACCAAAAACCTCATTTTCAGCTCTTGCAATCGCCTCTTTTAAAATCTCTGGTCTTGATGTTGGAAAAGCATCTGGCTGATTAT